TGTAGAACCACCTGATACAGAAATAAATCCTGTACCACCTAAACTTGCTAATGCTGAAGGCAATCCACTCAATCCAAGAGTAGGGTTTCCACTTACACCATTAGCATTTGTCACAGATAATCCTGCACCTGTAATTGCAATGCTTCTATTAGTTACACCACTACCGCTATTTTTAACGACAATGCCTTGTGAGGCGTTTTCTAAAGACGCTGATACGCCATTAAGGAAAAAAGAAAACTGTCCTTGTGGTGAGCCTGTAGACGTTCCTATGCCCAATCCACCTGTAAGACTTCTACTATTAGCAAGTGTTGGTTCTTGATTAACCGTAATAAAGGTTTGATATTGTGTAGGGCTATTCGCAATAGCTCCAACAGTTGTTTGAACCGTTAAGCCATTTTGTTGAATAGGGACTTGTTCCGTGCCAACTAATGGGCCTGCAGGAGGTAATTCAGGTATAGTCTTATTGGTCATGGATTTGTATTCACAGGTAAATAAGTAATGCCTTCTAAGTTTCCATTCTCAGTATAAGGTGTTTCTAATGATAATAAGTCTGATGGATTTGGCGTGGTAACAATTTGATTATTACCTGTTCCAATATACACATCAGGTCGTGGAAACCGTACAGAAATCTTTTCAGGTTGACGCATCGGTAAACGATAAGGGTCTTTATTATCGCTACAGCCAAATTTGCAAACACGAAGCCCTGGTATATTCCCATCTTGCTGAATATCATCATACGCTCTTTTAAACTTACATCTATCACAGATTGCTATGTTTAAAACAGCATTGCCACGAGTATTTAACCATTTCATATTTATCCTATCGTGTGTATACCGATATATTCGGAGCAAAATAGATTGGAGATTTATCTCGTTCTTCTTCTTGTGCAATATGTAAATACTTTTCTGCTTGTTGTTCGCAATAAGCAATTCTTGTAGGGTCAACTTGTGGCAATTCCATAGCCATTTGATGCGCTAACATATTTTGAATTGCCAAATACCATCGTTGCGGTATTTCAATTTGACCTGATAATGCTCCTACATCTTGCACATAGCGTGTACACCATGCCACAATCTGCACAGAATAAAGATTAGGCGTTGGCCAAAGTGTCATTGTTGGTTGTGGAATAGTTCTATTCAACCAATACTGTAATGGATAGTTATTTAAAAAGTTTTTATTTGGCAAATTAACATAATCATCACGGTTCATACGGAACATCGGTATTTCTGTTGGGTTAGAACCAAAAATAACCTGATAAACACCCATGTTTGCTCCGCTAGTTTGCAATATTCTCCAATACGGAGCACTAGTAGATGGGTCAAGGTCGTTATAAATCCATTGTCTTGCTACCCAAGAGGTTGTTGTTGGCGTTAATACAGTTGTCCATGTAGAGCCATCTTGAGATGCTTGTATTTGATAGTTAACCGTACCTGTTATTGCAGGCAAAATACCAATTGTTGCCATGTAAACAGGATTTTGTGTGCCATTATTAATGCCAATAAAGCCTGTATTTGTACTTAATTGACATATATTTGTATATGCTCCATCAAAAGCATTAGCTACAGTACCTGATGATGATGAAGGATTATTAGTATTAATCGTTAAATACCGATAATTTGCATTTAATACATCATTTGTACCCACAGGTAACAAATACTCATATTGGTCAGGATATAAACCTACAACATTCTTTTGAATTGCCCAATATTGAACGCCATAATTGACTAAATTAGACAATAAATAATATAAAGATTGCTTAGAAGCAAAAATTTGTTCTGAGGTTAACTCTTCCGCAAGCTTACCTGCTCTTCTTGCTCCACTATCAATAAGGTTTTGAACCGTTACGACTGTGGTAGATACTGTTCCGCTTGTAGCCATTACCACCCCTTAATGTCATATTTCTTCTTTGGTTGTCCACCATCTTTGCAATGCCATCTTTTTAATGATGCTTTTGCTCTTGGAGCATCACCGCTTGCGTGTTCTACAACACCTTTCATTCTTGCGCAAAATGAATCATGTCTTGAGCCTTTAGCTTGTGGGGCTTTTAAATTTGACCCTGTTTCTGCGTTGTACTTGGCTCTTCCTTTTGCGGTAAGTCCTGCACCTTGTTTTGTCGATAGTTTTTCACCCCTTCCAACAGAGAGTGATACACCACCACCACTTGCTTTCTTAGCTGTTTTAGCAGATTGAATAAAGGCTTCTGCAGTTGGCGCACCTTTACTATTAGGTTTGCGCATATGTTCAACAGGTAATCCTTGAGCTTTTTCACGTTTTATCCTCTCTTGTTTTGCATGAATGTTGGCATAAAGTCCGCCACCATCTTTTTTCTTTGCACTACGTTGCATTGAATAAGCAATTGCTACCGCTTGCTTCGGTTCTTTGCCTGCACGAATTTCTGTAGAAATATTTTTCTTGAACGCTCTTTCAGATTTTGACTTAATCAAAGGCATGATTAGCTTCCTGTGCCAACAACATTGTTATTGTTTTGAATCAATTTACCTGTAACAATAACCCCTGCAGAAATTGTTCCTGTACTTGTAACAAGTTGCCATTGAATGTCGGTTTTTTCAGCGTATAAAAACGGATTTGCTTGTCTTTGCGCTGTATAAATTGACACAAACGGTTGTTGCAACACAACAAACTTTACGCCTGTAGTGTTGTTAATTGCTTGCACTTTGTAAGTAACAATTGTGCTTCCGGTATAGCTATTTGATGTATTTACTTCAGCTAAGTCTAAATAGAATGTATATCCTGCAGGTACTGTAAATACAGTACTTTGTGTTTTGCCAATTCCTATATTGATTTGAGAAACAATATTAGAAGATTGCTTTAATGTAATTGTACCTACGTTAGTAGTTTGCCCTGTTCCTGCCGATACTAAAACCATACTATTTACACGATAATAGCTATTCAGAGTAGTTACACCTGTAGTACCGTTCATTTGTAATGATTCGGATATTTGATTAAAGTTTGAATCCAACCCACTAATTAGCACTTTCGCAACAGTATCATCAGATGCAGAAGAACTTGCAAGCGTTAATGTAGATGCATTTGTAATGTAAGTATAAGTTGTAGCATTTTCCCAAACAGGAATACTAGTAGTTGTTACAGATGCTTGATAACCAAAAATATTGACTTGTTGATGACCATAAATTTGATTACGGGCAACCTGTAAATCAAAAGGCTCATAAGCACCACTTCGGGTAACAGATGAAACAATATTATTACTCATATACATTCTCCAAGTTAAAAGGAGGGGTTTTCACCCCAACCTTTAATAGTTACACTTATCACCTTTTTTATGATGCGTAGAAATCTTGCTATGATGCTTTGCATGACCTCCATGCTTCATAGGGTGGTGATCAATATGAGTATGCCCATGGTCGTGCTTCCCTGCAAGATGATGCATAGATTTATGACCGTGATCATCATGACCATGAGTGGTGTGATGCTGTTTATGACCATGAGTAACATGTCCACCTGATTTGTAACCTGCAGGAGCTTGATGAATTTCGCCTGTCTTACCTTTTTTGGTTGGCATCTTTTCACCATCTTTCATATCATTTAGATATCTGTTGGCTACATTCTGAGAAACTGTTCCACCTTTAGCATACTTATGCATCTTACCACCGTGCTTATAGCCTACACCTTCAATGCCACCTGATTTAGTGTGAAATGATTTAGTTTGCTTAGCTTCAACAACTTTATCTTGCACGTCAATCTTTGGCTTTAATGTACCTTTAGTCTGAAAAGCATCACCTTTAGCAGCTAATGCTTGACCACCTTTAGCATAAGAACCACCTTTACACATTTTAGCCATGTGCTTATGATGCTCTGCCATTTTGTGATGATGTGCACTTCCACCTTCTGCATGCATTGACTTATGGTGTTTTGCCATAGCCATATGGTGCTTATGCGTACCTTCAGGATGACCTGAGATGCGATGAATCTTACCACCATGCTTATAACCTGGGCCTTCTACTGCACCAGTCATAGACTTGTGATGTGGCTTACCTTCTCCAAGTAATCCACCTATCTGAGGTGTATACATAGCTTTACCACCTTTAGCCATGTGAGCTTTACCGCCATGTGTAGAGTCTTTCATCTTTTCATGATGTCTAAGTTCTTTTTCAACTTTATGAATCTCTTTCATCTCTTTTCGTTCTTCAGCTTTACCGCCTTCTTTACGTCTAAGTAAAGCAGGTTGCATAGCCATTGCACGACGAGGAGGCATCATCATAGGGTTGCCACCCATTGCCATGTGCTTTTTATGCGCATGACCGCCTTTTTTCATACCTTCATGCTTAAGTTCATCAGCAGAAGGTTCTGTTGTCATTTCTTTTGGTTCACGACCAAATTTGCTAGTTGCCATAATAAT